ACAACGTCAACCGAATGTACCCTGAAAACAAATCCTTCTGGCAATGGAAGGAGTCTAACTTTGATGATGCGGGGTGTTCCATCACCGAGTTCTATCGAGACAAAGTATTGTTTGTAAAAGAAGTACTAGGGTTTGGGGCAGTAGTTACCGACCTAATGATGGACGAAGACGGAAACCCTGTAACAGACACAGACGGAAACGTAGTACCCTACAACTTTGTGTTGAGACCGCACGAACTATGGAACTTTCAGATGAAGCAGGGTGTTCTAACCCTTCTTATCACCCGCCAAATGTATTACGACCTAGACGGCATTAAAAAGCATAAGTGGACGGCATATACCCCTGACTATATATGCGTGTACATGGAGGAGAACGGTAAGAAAGAAAAGACCCTTGAAATACCTAACCCGTTTGGTGAGGTTCCAGCTACGCTCCTAAAAGGGCAGACCGATGCGAACAGTTCTTTTGTCGTGGGTAAACCACGTAGATACTCCCTTAAAGGAATGTACTTAGCCGTGTCTCAGTTGTTTTATGACCTAAAGAAAGGTTCAGAACTTTTTGGGCACCCTATTCCTGTACTTACCGATAGTATCGTTAGAAGTCTAGCAGGGGTCGCTGATGACGACAAGTACGATTCACGCACCATTAAAGAGGGCGTGGGTATGGCTATCATCATTCCTGATGACCAGCAAATACCTAATAACATGCTCTATCAAGCGGATATGTCGGGGCTCCAGCACCTTAGAGACGTTATCTTTAACGACCTAATGTCCTTGATATTCTTATTGGCTCAAGTTCGAGACAAGTCCGTAGTTAAGAGTAACGTATCTGGCTCGGCTAAGAGATTTGATAACGTAGAAGAACAGGGGCTACTAGCAGCTACGGCTATGGACATGGAAGTAATAGAGACCCAAGTCATACGCAGAATGGCTAAGGTGCGAGACGAGTCCTACGAAGACTACATGATTACGTATAGCAAGCACTATGACTTGTCCAGTGCCGATGAAATCTTTTCTGATATTACCGAGGGGATGCAGTATCACGCTCTGTCTCTGCCTCTACTCAAGAAGCTAACCTCGGAATATATGCGCAAACGCTCTATGCCTCAAGAGGATATTGATGAGGTAATAAAACACTTCGATGAGTTTGGTATGCCCAAGACCCCAACAGACCTAAGAAATTTGGTGGATATACTACCACCCGAAGAACTTCAACGCCAAGCACAATTTGGTATTGAAACTAGCAGCGAGTAACAATTAACTTATAATCATATTATGAGCGACCAAAACCTAGAGCAAGCTGAAGCTCCTGATTCAGCAGTAGAAGAGACAACTTCGCAAAACGAACAACCCGCAACGGAACCCGCATTTGACAAGGATAAGTTCTTTAGAGGAGCTTATAACGAAGGCAAAAGTAAGGTAGAAAAAGACGTTGTAACTAAGTTCTCTGAATTATTGGGAGATAACGTAGAGTCATTAGAAGACGCATTTTCACGCATCCAACAGACGATTCAGCCTAAACAAGAAGAGAAGGGCGAGTCTGAAAAGTTACGTGAGCTTTTGCAGCAGTACCAGCAAGAAGCTGAATCCGCAAAGGAGCAACTACAAATGACTCAAATGCAGAGCAAAATAGACAGCGAGTTTGGGGGAGCCCTTAACGCATTACAACAAGATAATGAGTTGACCCTTAAACCCGATTATGTCGAACAGCTCTTTTATAACGAATATGAAATTGTAGAGTCCGATGGTCAGTTCTACGCAGCCAAAGATGGCGTGCCTGACCTTGACGACCAAGGAAATAGAAAGAGTCTAGGGAACTCGTTTATAGAGTTTGCTAAACAATTTGCAAAGCCCAAGAAAGTGGGCGCTGGCGGAGCAACTGGTGGTACTCCAGCTAGTGAACGACCTAGTCGAGCAGAGTTTCAAAGACTTGTGCGCTCGTCTAATCCAGCAGACCGTGCTAAAGCTGAGGAACTCTTCGGAGTGATGAAAGCAGCAGGCGGTTGGGCTGAACAAGCGTAAATCCATCTTTATTATGGTTTGGCAACACCTTAATTGTCTGTATCTAGGTCATGGCGACCCAAAAGCTAAACATACACAATTAAAACGTACATTTAACTTTTATTAGATATGGCAATTAACACCAACTTCAACATATACGAACCAGAAGCGTTTGTAGAGGTAGCACTAGCTAACCAATACCCAGACCGACCCATGGTTTCTAAAGCCGTTACTAACGTAGCTGGCGCATCTATCGAAGGACTTGTTGCAGCTCGTAACAAGACTGTAAGCATCACTCGTGCGGTAAAACCTACTGGCTCTCCTACTTCTTACTCAGGTTCTTATTCTTTAGGAACTCCTGACGCTAACGAAGAACAACTAGTAATTAACAAGCACTACTATGCTGGATTCAGTATCGACAAAGCTGACCAAAAATTTGCGCTTCCTGACTTAGTACAACAGCACTTTGTACCAAGACTACACCAGCTCATTGACCAGATTAACGCTGATGTAAAAGCGGAAGCTCGCAAAGCGTTTGAAGTAGCGTTTGCTGATAACAACACGGACTCTACCGTAATGGACGACAATGACCTTGCAGAAGCTCGTAGAATTATGGCTTCTCGTAAGTTCACTACTGATAAATTAATGATGGTTATCGACCCATTCGTAGAGAAAGACTTGACTACGCTAAACATCTTCCAGCAAGCTGACCAGCGTGGTAACAATGCCATTCAACTTAGCGGAGCTATGGCTGATGCGTATGGCTTTAATTTCTTTGTAGATAATCAAGGTTCTGCTCACACTGCTGCTACCGTAACTGACGCTGTTGTTGCTGCTAACGAAGCTGTAGGACAAACTGAAATCACCATTGACAACGGTTCTGGCTCTGCTGCAACTGTATCTCTAACTGAGGGTGACATCATTACTTTCGGTTCTGCTAAGGGTACAGACGACTTCTACACGGTAGAGTCTCAAACTGGAACTGTATTGACTCTTAAAGAGCCATTACGGAAAGCTGTTGCTGATGACGCTACTATCAACCCAGTTGATATTGCTTCAGGTGACACTGGACGTGAGCAGTTCTTCTATGACCCATCCGCTCTTGCCTTAGTAACTGCGGTAATGCCATCTGTAGATAGCGGTTCAGGTTCTGGTGTTCGTAGAGCAGCAGGTTTCGAGCCTATGAACAACGTTAACTACACTCTTACTGTAGAAGAAACCAAGTCAGGTGCTGACATCCTTATCGAAGTTCTTTACGGAACTAAGGTATTCAGACCAGACCTAGGTGGACGATACATTCGTGGTAACGTAGCTAAAGCGTAAGCTACACGCTAACAACAAAATTGGGGGAAATGTTGTCATCTTTGACAACGGCTCCCCCTTTTTTTAAGCCATGGAAAGCAAAATAATAAATATAGACGAGATAATGGACTATAAAGCAATGATAGGAGCCGTGGGTATGCTTTCTAGCCTAACACTTAATCAAGTTTCTGCTGGTGTCTCTTTACTTATTGGTTTGGTTACGCTCGGCTACATGATGACAAAGTGGTACGGTGAATGGCACAGGATAAAACACGAACAAGACCAACGAAACAAATAAGATATTATGGCGTTTAGTAGCTTAACCCTTACTAGAGACGATATAGATGCACTAGAAGAACTCACGTTTAAGGGCGTGAACGTCACAGGGGGCACTACAACGCTCAATCTATCCGAAAAGGATAACCTAATACTAGATAAAGCAATTAAGCTCCTTAAAACGGATATTCTTGAGGAGTTACGAGAATACATAAATGATGAGACCTACGCTAACGAAACAGCATTAGTTGATGCGGTATATGCCATCGACTCAGAGGACTTGTTAGTGGATTTACTATCCTATAAATTTTTAGAGTTGTGGTTTGCACAGGACGCAACACACGAAGACAGCTTTTCTTTTACTAAGGCACGTAAGTACTATGCTATGTATAACCAGTATTTACCAGCTAACCTTAGACGATTGAGTGGGTTACTGGCTACCCCTAAAACAAAGCCTAGAGTACGCTTCATGAGCTTATATTGATATGACTATAGGCGAGGCAATAACAAAAGACTTGCAAGACGTTCTTGGGCGTATTCCTAAAGAAGTACTTACTGACGTAGGACGTGAGTATAAAGAATCTATTTGGGAAACTAGCAATAAAGCTAAACAACCTGATGGAAGTCTAAGAGCTAAACTAGCTAGTAATAAGTATAAAAAAAGAAAACAAAAATTAACAGGTAGTACAACAAGAGACTTTTTCTATACAGGTACAGCTAAGTCATCATTCTATTATCAAGAAGGCGAAAACGAAGTAAGTTTTGATTATAACGACTCTGAAGCCTATAAATATATG